TTATATTTTTTGCACCTTCAGGGTTTTTGCTATGAACTGTATATTTGAAGTCAGCTGGCATTGTCCCGGTGTCCATGTCGTACTCAACTAGCCATTTTGCAAAATCCATACCAGTATTTCTGTCGCTGTAATCGCCAGCATAATGCATTAACCCCAAATCATGATCAAAGCTAATCACATTCGGAAATCCATTCTTCAATACCCAGTCTTGTGCCTCCCGCCGACTGCGAACAATTTGCCAGTCGGCGCCCCAGCTGCCAACGCCGCCGATCATCAGCCATGTGACATCTCCGGGCATTCTTTCATCATCTAGAAAAAGATATTTCATTAATATTCATCCATAAAAAATGGTGGCTAACCTCTCGATTGGCCACCGCCAAAGTGTATTCTTAGGCACCCCACCTAAGATCCCCGTCCTGTAGCAAGATATCCTCCGCGGTTACATTCCCCTTGTAGGGAGAAGTGCCGCATCATCCTTAGTAGACATATGTACGCCATCGATAGCGGTTTCAACATTGACGCTACTTGCAGATTACAGGTTCACAACCGGGCCTACAAGCCCATACACTTATTCCTCGATATACTCCTCGTCAGTACCTTCGTATACGATCTTCAACATTGCCTTCTTCTGCCGAACGTTCTTCTCGACCATTGCTCGGGCCTCTTCCAACGTGACTCCGTAAGCCTCTGTTGAGCCGCCGTAGACGCGAACGACATCAAAGAAGTATTCCGCCTCGTCAAGAATGTCTCCGGTCCCAAACTCATCACCATTGCTGTCTAGGAAATCATCATCGAACGGCTCGTCTTCATCCTCGTGCATTACGTTGGGAGAAAATGGCCACGCGGCTGGCTTCAAGGTCCATGTGTTATCAACTGCCTTGCCAAAAGCATCTTTCGGGTCACCATGAACTTCGCCAATAACCTCATAACGCATGCAACGGCCTTTGGCGTTATCGTAGTCCACCGGAATACTAACAACGTCTGCAGGGTTGATCTTCAGAATCACAATGCGACTTCCACCAAAGTGGGAAAGATAGCTCTCACTACAGAAGTGAAGTCCTGTCGAGCAAGTCGACGCCGGATTATCATCTACTAAGTTCCTTTCCATCTCGACTACCTGGCCGACGCTGTTGTCAATGGTACCTGTATAGACATCCGTAAAATTATCATTAACACGCTTGTAAGCCAAGAAATGTCCATCCTCGGTAATTGGCAAACTATTCTTTTCCAAGAAACCATACAGTTGATCAACAGATCGCTTGGATGGGTTTTCCATTAAGTTCTCCATAAATCTCACCATCGGATCAATCGGGAACCCATCTCGATACATCTCGATCATTCTGCTTGTAAGGGCGTTATGAAACGGTCGGCCATTCCATAACACTAAGTCACCTTCGATAGTAACGTTGCCGCCTCCAAAATCAACAATAGCTTTAGCAGGGGTTATGATATCTCGCAACTCATCCCAATCCTGGGCCTTAAGTGCTTCGATGATCTTAGGATATGCAATATGCGTGTCCTTGCTGATGACGTGGCTCTTGCCGTCAATGACAATGATAATATTCTTACCTTGCATCAAGTAGGGAATCGGGTTGCTCATTTTAAACTTTCTCCAGTCTATCAATTAAATTAATGTATTCGGCAATAGCCTCTTCTGGCGTATTGCGGGCTATATGCTCTAACAATGGGTACTTCTTATGCAAAGACTTATAGGAGTCTTTAATTCTCTGCGTCAATGCATCTATCTGAATTGATTTGCCGTAACGGCCACACAATTCAATAATGACACTGACATTACTTTCCGATTTCTTAATGTTCCCAAATTCATTTAAGAACTTTGCATAATCAGAATCGACACTTACTTTTTTTGCAATTACGCTGTTAGTATACACTCTACTATCATGCGAATCAATCACAGAAGAGGCTACCATTGATAAAATGTCCTTATTGTCAATTTTTGCAACTTCTTCTCTCAGTTTGTCGTCAAGACAAACCCAATTGCTTAAATCTTTGACGTCATTGATCTTGCTTTTTCTGACTCCGAATATCTTAATATTTTCGATGGCCGGAACTCCGCAACGGTCCATGAGTTCTTTAACCCCATTAAAGGTTGTGAACGCAGTACCATCTGGGTTGATGGGCGTGTGGTTGTTCAAGCAAACGTAGCAATACGTTTCTTTGTCAGTCAACTCATCGTGATATGGGGCCCATGTGTAGTTTTCCTCGGTGCTACAGTGACGACGATAGTACCCGGAATTATGACCCCTAAGTGTTAACTCAGCGATACCCTGTGTTGTAGGTGCCTTTACCTTTTCCCTCTTCCTAAGTGTACTGGCAAGCACAACATTAGGGGGATTGTGCAGTTCTGACATCAACTTGTCATATTCTGCCTGCCTTACAGTAAGGTCCGGGTCAGAGTGACTGATACAATACACCTTCACATAACCATCAGTAAAGTGATATCTTGCCCGGGATGTGCAACCTGTTTTCAAATCATTAAGGACGATGTTGACATCACTCCTTACATCAATTTGAGTATATTTCTCATAGTTGCCATTAACATAATCACTGCCACCACTAAGCATGGAACTTGACCCATGATGTTTCCTGAATGCCTTTATGCTAAGGCCACGATTTTCGAGATCTAGTGTCTTAAGTTTAAAGGTTTTTACACCATAATATTCATTAAGGTCGAACAGCGGGAAATTCGTATCGTTGACATATTTTATTACTGCCGCTTTGTACAGCTTCAGCTCATACCGGCTGTACAAGAAAAATGCCCGTTCCCATTTATCTTCAATTGCGTCTGCTTTAGACGCCAAATGAATCGAAAGATTCTCATTGAGCAGTTCGAGCTTCTTTTTGATGCTGCCTAATGTTAACGGGATGAAACTAAGTGTCTCTCTGGAGGCGGAGAAGTCAAGTTCACCGATATCAAACTCGATGACCAGACCACAAGTCAATAGTGGAGAAAGATCGCCAAAATGCTTTTCTTTTTCTGGGATATTATCTAAGGAATAGGCAATGTTACCCATAACTGCATATGAGTGTTGGCCGGTATAATGAATTCCTGGGACGATATCTTTTTCCCTGTATTGCTGTTCATAGAAATGAAAGTTCGAATGTCCTGTAATAACAGGGCGAAGTTTAAACCAAGAAAATACGTCCGCAGCTTCGTGAATGAAGGAGTTATAATCCGTCCGGTTAGTGACACTAAACTTGACCTCCACCCCGTTAGGTAAATCAGTTGCCTCTCCAGTCATTTCCGCAACACACGGAATGCCGGACTCATTAATGTAGGCGCTATAGATGCGTTGAAAACCATCCTTAATTGCAGTAACAGTGAAGTTTTCCGTATAACTGAATGGCGACTTGGATCCTAAACCAAGTGCTCCAATGAAATCATTAGAATCAGTCTTTGTAGACTCGAAGTATGTTGTGTAAATGTCGGTGACTTCATCGCCGCTTAGCCCAGTACCAAAGTCTCGAACTGAGAACCATGGTTCAAGCATTGTAGGCAGATGCACTTCAAATGGTACATCACTTTTGCCGGCGGCGACGTGACTATCTACAGCATTGCACGACAGCTCTCGAATGATTGCACGAATCTTGTTGGAATAAAGTCCATCAGACAAGATTTTAAATGCCTTTGCTGAGTTGCGAATTTTAAACTCGCCGGTGGCGCCTGTGTTCGATAACACTGCTTCGTTAACCGCTACATCAAGTTTCATGGTGGTGTGTCTTTCATTTATTGTTGCATTCTTATTGTGCAACATGCGAGTGTTTGTGTCAAGTGGTTTAGATAAATAAAAGGCACGGAAACGATGCAAACAACCTTCATTAACTTAGAAAGGAATATTATGAACGAGAATCAAAAATCTGCACTTATGGTAGCAAGAGAGTTATACCCTAATTCGCCAATAGATGATCTAATAAAATTTGCAAAAAAAATAGAATACCATTACTATAAGAGAGAATCACCGGTCGATGGCATTATTAATTTTTGCCGGTCAAGAAAAATACAACATCCGACCAAAGGTTCCATTCCGTTCTCTTTATATGATTTTCAAATATACTACTTATTATCATTACAAGAACATAAAAATATCATATCAGTGTCAGCAAGGCAAATGGGAACAGGGCTAGTCTTATCTAAATATGCGTATTGGGAAGCCATAAATTCACCTGATCTCAATATAGAGGTCACATCGAGTAGCTTCGCTACTATCGAACAATTCCGTAATCGAATAATCTTTGCACATAACACACGTAGCCATCTCGACTCCATACCCGATATAATAAGCTATAGTTCGTATCACATTCTGTTTTCAAACAACTCAAGTATACGGTTTACATCCATAGATTCGCTCGGTAGCAAAAAATATGATATCGCCGTCATCGATAATGCAGCTTATATATCGTATTCTAAAATCAACGTCTTTTGGGCCAAATATAACAGACTAGAATATAAACCTAGACTTATACTTAATAGTGGGGCGGGGGCGCCTACCGGGCTTTTCTACGATCTATATTCTAACCCGGGCCGGGATTGGCATACTATGGTTATGCCATGGCACATGCACCCTGACAGAGATCAAATATGGGCAAATAATCAAATTAATAGTATAGGCCAATCTGCGTTTGATAAAGACTATAACTGCGTATTTGCATAGCCTAAATTTGGTAATTTAAAATATCCAAAGGTGATAAATAGCAGACAACAAGGAAATAGTTCCTTTTTGAATGATGGAGATCCCTGTCAACAGGAGTACCCATTCGAGGAGTTATCATGGGAAAACCCATTCAGAAAAAATGGTTCGGAGTAGCAGCAACCGCTGGCAACCAAATCGTCGTAGACGGTGTTAAATTTGCAGACGCCACAACTGCAACAAGCGCATATATTGTAAAGCAGACTGGTGACAGAGCTTATATTGTAAGCAACGGAACAAAAGCAGAAATTTGTTTTATGGTTAATGCTGCCGTAGTCGGTGATCTAGAACCAAATCAGTGTTTTATCACAGCTACACCATTCGGCGGCGCTGCTCTGCCTTGTGAAAAAATTGCTCAATATAAACTGAGCGTTTATGCAGCAGACGGAACAATTGACGACTATACATGGTCAACACAACCAGCAGTTAAGAACGGCCAGGCCGATCTAAACTTAGCATAAGAAATTTTGCTCAAAACAAAGCACTCCTCGGAGTGCTTTTTTGTTGGTCCCGCCAGGAAGAGTCGAACTTCCGTCTAAGGTTTAGGAAACCCCTATTCTATCCATTGAACTATGGCGAGTTATTTCTTTTCTGCTTTTTCTAATCTATCGTAGTAATCGGGGAATTCAGCTAAGTGATCGAGTGCAATTTCCTTTGCCATTGCTAAGTCACCTGTATGTTCTTGTTCTACTTTAATGCCCTTTCGAAGCTGATTTGCAAGATCATTATATGGGACCTTGTGTTTCTTCAATATTTCATCAAATGATGGCGTTGGCTTACCAATTAAATCTTTAATCTCGTCTAATCTCATAATACTCCTTGGCGGAAGGTAAAGGAGTCGAACCCTCCCCGCTTCACGAGGGCCTAGTTTTCGAAACTAGTTACGCACCGTGCGTGCTACCTTCCGTGTACTATTTATCTACGTTCATCATAGTCGTGATCGCGATCGTAAAAACTTTCTCGATCCCATCGCTTCTTTTTTTCTATTTCCCGTTCTGCTCTTTTAAATTTACGAGGGCCGTTGTATCCCTTTTCGTAATCATCTTCATCATAGTCATATTCGTCATCGTACGACTTTCTTGACATATCATCCTCTTATTTTTTATTTAGTTCTCGATTTAATGCTGAATATCCACCCGGTAATATCTGCCCATCTATGAAAATTTGGGGGACGGTTCGGACTTTATTGCCGACCCTCTTTTCCAAACTTCTCATATTTGCAGAATCATCTATATCAACATATTCAAAATTAAGTGATTTACTTTCGCAAAGTAAAACTGCCTGTTTGCAAAATCCGCACCATTCTGCGCCATAGATCTCTATTCTCATAAATTTTACTCCTTAGAGTATTACTTATCGTGTTTGGCGAAATATCAAAACTATACAGACAAAAAACTATCAAGTCAATCTATAATAGACATGAATTCTAATGTACCGTCCGGATATTCAAATATCCCAATAGCTTCGACCTTCTTACCTTCAAAAGGGTTCTTTTTAGGAAATTCGTCTACCTTCATAACAATGACATTTTTCCTATAAGTCTCTGTTATTCGGATTATAGTACCCTTGAATCCATGGAAGCTCAATCTGCTTCCTTCACTAAAAAATGATGCCATATCTTCTTCTTATAAAATGGACCCACCAACAGGAATCGAACCTGTGTCTTATACTTCGGAAGTATAAATTCTATCCGTTGAACTATAGTGGGCTAAAATGGTGCTGGATGACAGAATCGAACTGTCGTCGTTGCGTTACGAGGGCAAAGTAATGCCACTATACTAAACCAGCTACTTCTTGCTTGCCTTAATCATCAATGCTGCTATTCTCTCAGCTTCATCATCAGCACATGCACCATTTCGTTTTTTTAATTCCAACAACTGATCTTTAATCCACTGCGGAAAGTGCGGGCCGGACATATTATTTATATCTTCTTCGCTATATTGTGCCAGATTGTCTAACACCTCTTGCTGTGCTGGCTTCTTCTTCATTTTCTGAAAAAACTTATCTCGATTTAGATAACTTCTCATTTGGCTCGAATGATATCACGTGTGCGCATCAGTACTTCACCGAGATAGTTCTTACCGAGCCAATGCTTTTTATTCTGAGCCCTGGGATCGTCTTCAGACAGACCAATTCCCCAAATTTTATCAGTAGGGCTAGCCTCAACAATAATTGCATCGCCTGTATCAAGTAGGGTCGTTAAGCAATATGTATCCTGTAAAAACTTTTCAGTTAACCCGGCGACCATAATGTCCTTACACTTAGCCATCCACGTACTGTCAACATAATTACGAACTTCTCTGCCAAGAAATTTTTGTTTACGTGGATGAGACTGTTCCATGATCATTTCTGCAACATCGTAGTCCTTGAACAACATTGCTTTCTTGTACATCATATACTGCTCAGAGCAGTTATATTGTTTACCATTATGTACAAACGGCATCATATACCAGTTTGAAAACGGATGAGACGAGGAATAAAAGAAACAAAAGTTACTCATATTTTTCTGATGTATTTGACTGAATCTTGCGTAATTGCAAGCCCCTGGGCCGGAAAATATTCAACTACGTCTCGTCCACATCCATTTATAAACTGCTCTGCATCTGCAAACCACTGGATGTCATCACCATTATTGTCAAGGTCTGGGATATGTAATGTCAATTCTTCACCGTCCCTGAACTTGATTAGGCAGTTGTGTCCTTTGAGCTTATTTGCAGTTCTATCTTCATCAGTCATGTGTGTCTTTCTAAAAATGTTGGTACCCCCGGAAGGATTCGAACCTTCTTCCTCGGTTTAGAAGACCAAGCACCGCTCCATCGGCGGGGGTGATATCTGGTAGGACTAACCGGGTTCGAACCGATGACAACTACCATGTCAAGGTAGTGCTCTACCAACTGAGCTATAGTCCTGAATTTTTATTTATCCTGCAGAGGCATTTTTGTCACTTTCTGTATATAGTGCCAAATCCCAGCCTCAATTGTTCTGTAAACTTTTGACTCTTCGTCTTTTTCGATGCCGTCGGGCATGTTCTCTAACCTGTCGCCCGACGCAACAAGCAGCGCCTTCATGCGCCTCATTTCTGTTTTTTGAGCATCGTCAGCAATCTGAAAAAACTTAGCCATTTCCATCATCCCTATATTTCCGGGATAATCTAATTCTTTTAATTTAATAACTTCATTTATTTTCATTTTATTCTGTTTACCTGATATGAGCCTTTTATTCTGTCATGGAAATATCGACCTTTTGAGGGCGCATTAGTCCATTGCTCGAATGTTGATCTAGTGACTCCCGGTATGGAAAACGTTCTTCCATTTGATAGTCTCATTGTCAAAATCTTGTGTGTCCTGTTGAATGTTAAGTCAGTTATCCACGCAGATTCCACAGGCTTTTCATTCAACAATTCAAATGCTTTCACGCCTTATATACTCGACAAATTTATAGTTATATAATTCATAATTTCCATCAACTGAGCTATTTATCTTCCATACATTCATATCTATTTCTGGAAAAAATGTATCAGCATCAAAACTCGAATCAATATGGGTAATAACTAACTTGTCTGCCAAGCCAATCGCCTGTCTATATATGGATGAGCCCCCTATCACAACTAGCTCAGGATAGCAATGTTCTACAGATAGCGCATCTTCAACAGATTTTGCCCTAACTGCCAGACTGGCTGTTCCGGCAGAAGATACTACAATACATTTCCTGCCCGGCAAAGGTTTATGGTTTAAACTAGCAAATGTATTGCTGCCCATCACAACTATCTTACCCATTGTGTAAGACTTAAAATGTTTCATATCCTCTGGAATGTGCCAGAGTAGCTTATTGTTAAGCCCAATCTCGTTATTGCGGCCTATTGCTGCTATTAAGGTGATCACACAAAATCCTATGGCGGAAGCGGGCGGAGTCGAACCCCCAAGGCGCTATTAACGCTCAACTGTTTTCAAGACAGGTCCCATCGCCAATTGGGTTGCGCTTCCTAAATTTATCTATTTGGTAGGAGTGGAGGGGATCGAACCCTCTCGAGAACACTAATCTGGTGCTAAGAGGTTTATAAAACCTCCCTGACTGCCAAGTCTCACTCCCGAATGCTTATTTCTTTGCTTTAAAATCTTCCCATCTATTCACAGCCCATGCCTGAAATGCCTTTGCCCAGAAAGGCTGCGGTAAATTCCAACCAACGAAGGCTCCAATTCCAACTAAAATTAGTGTATCTAACATGATTCTCTCCTGCAGTTAGATACTTATTTATCTTTTATCATCAGCAGTCGGGAATTGCCACATTGCTGTCTCTTTCATCTTAGTCTTCGGTTTGCTTAATTTTCTGTTTTGATCTATTTCTTTCTGAAAGTCAAATTTATCTTTCGTTAGTAGAGTTTTTAACTCTGCTTCAGATATTTCTTTAAATCTGCCATCTGTAAATTCTTCCGAAGGGCGACACCAAACCTCGGTCTCGAAAGGATAAACATGGCTATAGACCACCCATATACTTTTATCCACCGAACTTGTTACTTTAGGGACAATTACTTGATAAATTCCGCCATATCTGTGTTGATAATATTTTAGTTGTCCTGCTTTCATTCGTCCCTTATTAGATTGTAAGGCATTTCATCAAGAATAAGTTTGTATGCCTTATTTAAGCCGGCAGCGACGCCGGCATAATACCTTCGTGTTTCTTCATTCTTAGAAGATTCTTCTAAAAAGAGAAAATGTGAAGACATACTGTTAATGTCTGCTAAATGTTGCTCTTTTGTCATTTTATTTTGGAGCGGGATAGGAGAATCGAACTCCTTTGACTAGCTTGGAAGGCTAGGACACAGCCAATATGCCAATCCCGCGGTATTATTTCTTTCTAATCTCCTGGGCAGTTCTAATTTCGACTGCCTGCTTAAGAAAAAACCTGCCAAGAATTTCTAATTCATATGGCGTTATAAACATCTCATTACACGGCTGGGGCGAGTCCGAAGACTGATAGCTACAAAATCGGAGGAACACATCATTTGTGTATTCATCACTTTCCCTGACTATGACTTCTTTTATAAAGTTGGGATTTCTATCTAAGTAAAGTTTTGCCACGTTAATTTTCATTGTTAGTATTTGGTGCTGAAGGTGAGACTCGAACTCACGGAGGTTTCCCGACGGCTTACAAAACCGTTGCAATTGCCGCTATGCGACTCCAGCGCATTATGTGTCTATTATAACTATATTTATGCCTATAGTCAATTACACCAGTCTGGTTTTGGGCCACTACCAGTATACGGTTTTGCAAGCCCTGCATTGAGTAATTCAGTGCCGATATCCTTGCCATCTACCTCCACACTAGCATCAATCCGACCGCCGTACTTGTCCCAATCTGGATCCTTTATTATCATGACTGGGTGGCCTTTGACTAGATCCTTCACGAATTCAGTGGCTTTTACACCGAGCTCCCGTTCCTTTGTGCATGCTGCCCGCCATGTTGATTATGGCGTGTCTATGCCCACAATCCTTATTGATACAAAGCATAACGGGCACGGAAGTGTTATGATTGTCTTGATCGTGTCACCATCTGTAACCGAAATAATCGGAACAACCATATTGTGTGCAAGAGCAACAATCGGCGATAATAAAAGTGCAACTAATAATGTTTTCATAGATACCTAAAATATGGAGCGGGTAAGGAGAATCGAACTCCTACGATAACCTTGGCAAGGTCACAGGCAACCATTACATCATACCCGCATACTTATATTTATCCAAAATGAAAGGGGCCGAAGCCCCTTTCATGGTACAACTTTGTTCAGAAGTCGTATCTTTCCACCAGCACAGTCTTTAACATGATGCTGATCGGTGTCATTTCCTCACCGCCAAGAACCGACTTAACAATGCTTGGGCTGAATCCAGACACAAGTGCTGCGCCAACCTTGTTGTAGGTCACTGGGCTGTTTCCAGCGCGACCATTCAGGTTCCAGAACACGATCTGAGGGGCCTTGTACCCTGCGGCAGCAAATTCCTGCTCAATCATGTCCATGGCACTAACACTTACTGCTGTGCCGCCGTATCGGCCACCATTCGAACCTGCTGTTATGCACTGATCAAATTCCATATCCGATAGGATCAAAAGCTTTGTAGGCATTTCGCTCTGCGGAACACTATGCGACACACCGGCTTTCAGCACCATCTTGAACACTGCCTGAATATTGGTGCTCATGCCCCACTCCGAGCGAGCCATCTGATCGTAACGCTGCTTCAAGCTGCCCGACACCTTTTGCAAGGTGGGAGATGAACTGAAAGTAACGAATTGATCCTTGAACACGCCGCCCAAACGCTCTGACAAATACAAGCCCAGAGAGATTGAAACATCGAGTGCGGAAACAGAACCAGACACTGACGTTATCATCGATCCTGAAACGTCAACAACCGGAAGGATGTTTTCGTCCGATCCTTCCAGGTAGTTCGGCAATGCCGCCCACTGTGCGTTAGCAACAGTCTGGTCACCGTTGTTCAACGAACGGATAACGTCGTACGGATACGCCACAGAAGCGTTGATCTTGGCTTCGCCAGAAACCAACTTCTCCTTGTACTTTGCGTAACCTGCCGGGTCATGCTTCAAGAAAGCCTTCTGGTAGCGGCCAGCCGCCACAGACGGAACGTGAGGATACACAATACCAGTCCAATCCTGAGCACACATCTTCTGCTCAACAGTGTTGGACAAGCCAACCAAGAGCTTACGATACTGCTTTGGAGTCAACTTCATATAGGAGCGAATCTTGTTCGCTTCAGCACCCTGACGAGGCATCCACTTTGCTGCAAGGCCATTCCCTGCATTCAGGGCGGTAGCGATCATACGCAAGGATTCGCGTTCGATCGGCGACCCAAATGCCACCAAGACATCGTCCCAACGACCAAGTTCAGGCACCTTCACCAGAACCTTAGATGCAACTGAGGGTTCATTCTTCAACAAGTAGCTGAAAAGATCTCGGAAAGTCTGACGCTCGCCGGCGCCACCCCGAGCGTCCCTTGCCCATTGGAGTACACGGATTGCGACTTCAGAATCTTCAACAAGAGCACCCACAAAAGTAGGGGTGATGTCTTTACCACGGCTTGCCCCGGCCAAAAAGAACAAATCAACGTTCTTATTCAACGAGGATGCGTTGGTTACTGCACCGTTTGCAGTCAGGTTAGATGTGGCATTTACTGCCTCGAATAGACTAGTCATAGTTTACCTCCAGAATTATTAAAAAGTTTGCTGTATTAATTCTTTAAAAACGTAGTATATAACAGGTGTGTATGGTGCGTCAACCACACCATACACACTCTGCCAAGAAGTTATTCCTTGGCTTGACGAACGGCGTTGAACTTCTCGTCGAACTTGTCTTGCCGTTCGTCTTCATCTCCGGCACTTCGGAGTCGATCTTCAATCTCGGCATCAGATTTCTCAAATGTCGGATTCGCAACTCGCTGTACATCAGCCTTCGGGAGATAACTCGGCGTCAATGCCTGTAACAGCACAAACCCGAGCGCACCTGCAACAAAAACACCAGCACACTGAGCAAATGTCTTTCCGTTCTTCGACCAATAAAACGCTAGGCCAAAGGCTCCAAAAAGTACGATCCACGGAAGATAGTTTAGGAGAATTACCATATTACTTCCCAGCGCCTCGTGGAAGGCTCAAGAGTACCTTAGTATCGCTAGATGTGCCCATCACAGTAGCTGGCAAAGTACCATCCCATTTCTCAATCCAGGCGCGCTCATTCTCAAGTTGGCGAAGCTTTAGCACTCGCTCATCAACAACTTCCCTCTGAATTTGCTGAGACTTCGCTTCAATTTGTGCTTTCTCGAGCTCAATTTGCCGCTTCAACTGTGTTTCTTGAAGTTCACGTTGCAAGGTAACTTTGCTAATTTCCAGCTGGGCTTCTTCCTGCTGAATTCGCTCACGACGCTCTGCTGCCTTTTCCTGTGCATCAGTAATAATGCTCGGATACTTGATTGACGTGATGCCAGCATATCGGACCGTAAATGGAGTACGCTCTTCGATTCGTTTCGACAGCGCGGTGCGCAAGTCGGCATTCACCTTCTCTAGACTCGATGCAATTTCGGCAATGCTATACTTACTCAGGTACTCTCGAGTTTCAGTTAGCACAATCTGCTTTGCATATGTGTTATAAATGAAGTCCCATGGAATCAATGAAAGATTTTCCGTCTCGCCGGGCTGGGGAGAGATGGTCGAAAATAGCGCCTTTGATTCTGCCGGGTCGACAGAAAGAGTCACCTGAATCACAACCTCCAAATTCAACTTGTCTGTTGGAATGAAGATTGTCAAGGGCTCTTGCTTTGCTTTATCCGAAGAATCAAGCAGAACAAGCTTGTCGCAATATGCCCAGCACATTGGCAAACGGAATTTGCTTGGTGGAATCAAATCTTCCTGATAACCATCCTTTGTCATCACCTTACCCACGTGGGCGGGCGGAACCTCCACTCGTGAGCCGCAAGCTGCAAGAAATACTGCGGCGGCAAGAATTGACCATTTTGCAAGTTTCATTTTATTCCTATAAAAGTGTGTTGTGTAACCGGAAATTAATGTATCAAGATCATGTTTTTTATATACTAGTGCCTTAACCGCTTGGCTACAACCCTGTTACCAAGGTTGGCAGGAGTCGAACCTGCGTATACCAGTTTGATTATATTTTGGATTGCTGAAATGATCTTTTATAACCCTCAACTGCGAAGGAAAAATGTTAAAGCAGATTAGCTGTTGGCGAGTTTTTACTTTCCCCTCCAGAAAGGTTCTTAGCTTCTCCCTTCGAGGTTTCCCTTCGTGGTTACTCGTCGAGTGTTGCTAATGTTTCTAATTTTTTGGATTGCTGTAACTAATCTTTAATGTTCAAAAACGTAGTTTACTATTATTTTAGTTGTCTGTCAACTACTTCAAATCTAAAAACAAGGTGATTGTATTCGGTTATTTTATTTGTCTAGTCGATTTTCTTTAAATACCCCGACTATATCACTAATCGCTAGTGCTCGA